AATGAGTTTTAAATCATAATCAGATTTGTCACAGATTGTAACCAAGGATTGTGTGCCAGCCCCAGTAGATCTTTGTCCCCCGATTAGTAACCGAGAGTTGACTGAGGCCTGCTTGTAGAACAGTGTGTCCGGCAAGCAGAGAGAACCCTGTTGACGAAAAATCGTACTAGTTCTCTTAGCTAGGCAATTGAGATATCCTCCATTGGGTCCCTTGATTTTCTGGAATCCCGTATGAAAGTAGAGTTCACTGTTTATAATCGCAGCATACTTGTGTGTATAGTTTTTACCTAGAGAAAATTTCAGACCACATTCTTTTGTGACCATCTTCCACATGTCATAATGTTCTTGTGAATAACACCAATAAAGTATGTCATCCCCATTCACGCACATTGGAAGTTCCTCCAGTACACAGTATTCCTTCTTCCCCAATTTACCAATGCTCCTAAAGTATTCCTCATATGCCACTTTCGTAGCTGCGAGGTTGATCAGACAGAGTATCGGAAAGGAAGATGGAGAACCCATCAATTGTCCCCACTGTTGTTTATGTAGGGTGCCCTTTGCTTCGTATTTTAAGTCATGTCCCGTCAAACACTGCTTCAAGACCCACTGGTCTTCGAGCGGGATTCGCAAACGTTGCGCGATCGCCTCATTCGCCACCTCCGAAAGGAGTGGGTGCAAGAGGTCCGTTGCAGACTCGTAATCACCAGAAACGAAGAACCCGTCGCTTTCACCAATTGGAAAGTAAGGCGAGTTTCCGAAAATCTGGGACAGATACGCAGAGTTGCACGGTTGTCCGATCAAACGACAATTTTGTTGTCTACGCATAATTCCATGTATAACCTTTTGCCAACGTCGAGCCAAATGATATTGGTCGGCGTCCCCTTTTGTAATTGTCCTTACTTTAAATGCCTCGAGCAGTGGTACAACCTGAGCCTCGACAGACTGTCGGGTAAAGGAAGATAACCGCGAAGCTTTCTCCGCCTCGGAATAAAGTTCCGGGTCATGAGGAGTTCGGACGTCAGTGTATAGTGTCTTGTATGTACAATAACTATGTAGGTA